CGCGGCGACTGCCGCCAAGACGGTGGGCAGTACGCTGCTCGCCGGGGCCGCCAAGGCGGCGCCCGCCGCTGCGGCCGCGGCCGCGCCGGCCGCCACCGGCCTGAGTACCGCACTCAAGGTCGGCGGCACCGCCGCCTCGCTGGCCGGCGCCGTCACGCCGCTGATCTTCCAGCCCAAGGTGCCCGGCTTGCCCGGCCTCGCGAAGGAGCCGTCGGCTGACGAGCGCGCCCGGCAGGCCCGGCTCGCGGCCCGCCTCAAGGGCGGCGGCCGGAGCTCCACCATGCTGACCGGCGCCGGAGGCGCGGCGACCCCGACCGGCGGCCAGAAGGCGGCGTTCGGCCTGTGATCAGCGAGGAGCGCCGCAACCAGGTGCTACGCAGCCTGGTCACGATGGAGCGCGAGCGGGCGAACTGGGAGCCGCTCTTCCGGGAGCTCGAGGAGAACTTCGCCCCGCGGCGCGCCCGCTGGGAGCCGACCGACACGCCGAAGGCGGCGCAGGTGTCGGCCAACGATTCGATCTACGACGGCGCCCCGCTGTACGCGCTCCGCGTGCTGAAGTCGGGGATGATGGGCGGGCACACCTCGCCGTCCCGGCCGTGGTTCCGGCTGATCACGCCCGACCCCGACCTCATGGAGTTCGGCCCGGTCAAGCAGTGGCTCTACGTCGTGGAGCAGCGGATGCGGACGGTGTTCGCCCGGTCGAACATCTACAACGCGCTGCCGGTGTTCTACGGCGACCTGGCCGTGTACGGGACCGCGGCGCTGGGCCTGTTCGGCGACGACCAGGACGTGGTCCGCGCCTACCCCTACGTCATGGGCAGCTACTACGTCGCCAACGGTGCGCGACTGAGCGTCAACCGCGTGGCCCGGCGCTGGCGCAGCACGGTCGCCAACGTGGCCGAGGAGTTCGGGCAGGAGAACCTGTCCACGTCCGCGAAGCGCAGCCTTGAGACGAAGAACTGGGGCAACCCGGTGGATGTCTGCCACATCGTCCAGCCGAATCCCGAGGCGGACCCGCGCTACGCCGACTCGCGGTCGATGCCCTACGAGTCGCTGTACTGGGAGAAGGGGTTCCCCGACGGGAAGATCCTGCGCCGCGAGGGCTTCCGCGAGATGCCCATCCTGGTCGCCCGCTGGGAGGCGGTCGGCGAGGACGCCTACGGGATCGGCCCCTGCATGGACGCCATGGGCGACGCCAAGCAGTTGCAGTTCGAGACGCTGCGCGCCGCGCAGATGATCGACAAGCTCACGGAGCCGTCCTGGAACGTGCCGGCCGCGCTCGCCAACCGGCCCAAGTCGATGCTGCCGGGCGGGTACAACTACGTTCCCGACACGGCCAACGGCATCCGCCCGGTGTACGAGGTTGACCCGCGGGCCGTGCAGATCCTCAACGAGACGCGCATCGACCTGCGGAACCGGCTGAACCAGTCGCTGTACGTCGATATGTTCCTGATGCTGGCGCAGTCCGACCGCCGGCAGATCACCGCCCGCGAAGTCGAGGAGCGGCACTCGGAGAAGCTGATGCTCATCGGCCCCGTCCTCGAGCGCCTGTCCGACGAACTGCTCGATCCGCTGATCGACCGCACGTTCCGCCTCATGCTCGAGGCCGGCGAGATCCCGCCGTGGCCCGAGGAACTGGAGCGGATGCCGCTGAAGATCGAGTACATCTCGATCTTGGCGCAGGCCCAGAAGGCCATCGCCCGGTCCAGCATTGAGGCCGTGGCCGGGTTCGCGGCGAGCCTGTCGCAACTCAACCCCGAGGTGCTGGACAAGCTCGACACCGACCAGAGCATTGACGAGTATGCCGACATGGTCGGTGCGCCGCCGACCATCGTCCGCAGCGACGAGGCCGTGGCCGCCATGCGCCGCAAGCGGGCGCAGGACGCTGCCGCCGCGCAGGCCGCGCAGATGGCCGAGCAGATGGCCGGCGCCGCCCAGAAACTCGGCAACACCCCGATGGGCCAGGACTCGGCGCTCGACCGGATGACCGGCTGATGTGGTCGCCGAGCCCGGTGCGCGACGACTCGCGTGCGGAACTCCGCGAGCAGCAACTCCGCGCCGACCTGACCGAGGTACTTGCGCTGCCGGCGGGGCGCAGATACTTAGTTTCCTTGCTAGACCGTTGTGGCGTTTTCAGGAGCGTCTATTCGCAGGGGAGCATGGAATACCTCGAGGGTCGCCGGACTGTTGGACTGGAAGTTCTCCAGGACATCGAGCGCGTAGGCCCCGACCGGGTTGTCCTGGTGCTGACCGAAGCGATGAACGCGGATGCCAATGACCGAGACGAGTAACACGCCCCCGACGACCCCCGAGGCTCCGGCCCCGGCGGCGCCGGCCGTCCCACCGGAAGGCGCTGCGGCGCCGGCCGCGGGCGCCCCGGCGGCACCGGCCGAGATCACCTACGACCTGAAGTTCCCCGAGGCGCTGGCCCCGGGCCAGGAACTGGTGAGCGAGTTCACCAAGGCGTTCCAGGCCCACAAGCTGGCGCCCGAGGCGGCCCAGGCCATCGTGGATGTCCTGCCGAAGGGGTTGGAGGCCGCGCAGTCCGTGTTCCAGCAGACGCTGGAGCGGCAGCACGCGGACCAGGTGAAGGCCTGGGAGGACGCGGTTCGTGCCGACCCGACGATGGGCGGCGCGAAGTTGGACGCCACGCTGGCCGCCGCGCAGTCCGCGCTGGGTCGGTTCGGCGACGACGACCTCCGCGCCCTGCTCGAGTCCACGGGGTTCGGCTCGCACCCGGCTGTCATCCGCCTGTTCGCCAAGCTCAACCAGGAGATCTCCGAAGGCAAGCACGTTCCGGGCGGCCAGCCGGCCCCCGTGAAGTCGGCCGCGGAGGCTCTGTACACCCACCCCACCAGCCGGAAATCGCTGAAGTTCGGCTAGGAGAAACGACATGGCTACCCTTGCAACCAACATCGTCACGCTCGCCGACCTGAAGGCCGGCATGGACCCCAACGGGGCCCCGGCCACGGCCATCGAGATCCTGAACGAGACGAACGAGATCCTCGAGGACATGAGTTGGCTGGAGGGCAACCTGCCCACCGGCCACCAGCACAGCGTCCGCACCGGCCTGCCGACCCCCGCGTGGCGCCTGCTCAACTACGGCGTGCCGCAGTCCAAGGGCACGCAGGTGCAGGTGACCGACACCTGCGGGATGCTTGAGTCCTACAGCGAGGTGGACAAGAAGCTGCTGGGCCTGAACGGCTACAACGCCGGCTGGCGCCTGCAGCAGGACCGCCCGTTCGTGGAGGCGTTCGGCCAGACCCTGGCGGACACGATCTTCTACGGCAACACGGCGGCCACCCCGGAGCGGTTCCTCGGCCTTGCGCCGCGGTTTGCCTCTTCGTCGGCGGGCACCGGCCAGAACATCGTCAAGGCGGACGGTAGCGCGTCGGGCGCCACGCAAACCTCGGTGTGGCTGATCGGCTGGTCGAACACGACCATCCACGGCATCTACCCGAAGGGTTCGATGGCGGGCCTGCAGATCGAGGATCTCGGCGAGGACACGAAGGTGGACTCGGGCGGCCTCATGTACCAGGTCATGCGGACCCACTTCGAGTGGGATTGCGGCCTCGCGGTGCCCGACTGGCGCTACGTCGTCCGCATCTGCAACATCGACATCGACAACCTCACCAAGACGGGCTCGACGGGTTCCGACCTCATCGATGCCATGACCCAGGCGCTTGAGATCATCGAGAGCCTGAGCGGGGTCCGCCCGTGCTTCTACGCGAACCGGAAGGTGCGGAGCTTCCTGCGCCGGCAGATCGCCAACAAGGTCGTGAACTCGACGCTGACGATGGACACCGTCGCCGGCAAGCGGGTCATGACCTTCGATGAGGTGCCGGTGAAGCGTTGCGACGCCATCCTCAACACGGAGGCCGTGGTGTCGTAAGGCACCCGAGGAGAACCAGACATGATCATCGACGCACAGAACCGCTTCTCCAACGCGCAGGCCGTGACCTCCACGGCGATCTCGGAGAACGTCATCAACCTCGGCAGCGCCAACACGCTGCGCGACATCGGCAACGGCCGGCAGCCGCTGTACCTGGTGGTGCAGACCATCGCGGTGGCGACCGACTCGGGCAGCGACGCGACGCTGACCGTCACGCTGGAGTCGGACAGCACCGAGAACCTCGCCACGTCGGCCACCGTGCATTTCAGCACGGGCGCGCTGGCGTTCGCGACGTTCTCGCCGGCCAACACCGTGCTGGCCGTGGTGGCCCTGCCGATGGGCAACTACGAGCAGTACCTCGGCCTGCGCTACACCGGTGCCTCGGGTCCGCTGACGGCGGGCACGTTCACGGCGTTCCTCACGCCGGACCCGCAGCAGTGGCGCGCTTACCTGCAGGGCAGCAGCGTCTGAGCCTGAGGGCTGGGGCGGCGGTGTCGCCCCAGCCCTTCTTCCGAGGACAGCATGGACACGAACGACGAGCAGAACGAGCGCATGACCCTGGCCGACGCGAGCCGGCCGGGATTCGGCCGCAAGCCCGCCCCGGGCTACGAGGTGGCCGTGCCGGCCGAGCCGGAGGCCGCCCCGCTGTACCGGGTGAAGCACCGCTGCTTCCTGCACAACCGCCTCTACGAGCCGGGCGAGGAGGTGCGCTTCGAGGGCAAGCCGGGCAGCGCGCTTGAGCGCATCGACGCCCCGCACCCGGCCGAGCCCACGCAGGCGCGTGGCAACGGCCGGGCCCGCATCGACAAGTCCGTGATCTGATGTGGCGTCGGTCACCGACATCTGCAACCTGGCGCTGGGCCGCATCGGCCACGGCACCCTGCTGACCAACTACACCAGCGACCAGACCAAGGCCGGCCGGTACTGCCGGCAGCACTACCCCCTGATCCGGGACCGGGTCATCGAGCAGGCCGGCATCGACCAGTTCGAGGCCGTGACCGTGCTGGCGCTGGCGTCGGGGTCGATCCCGGGCTGGCAGTACGTCTACGCGCTGCCGGCCGGGTGCCTGTTCCTCGAGGCCGTCTGCGACGAGGCCGGGGCCCGGGCGTGGAGCCGGCGCTGGACGCTGTCTCCGCAGATGCAGGCCCAGGATCCCGTGCCGTTCCGGCTGTTCACCAACGGCACCGACCCCGTCATCGCCACCGACCAGGCCAACGCCTACGCGGTCTACCGGGTCCGGGTCGAGAACACCACGCACTACCCGCCGACCTTCATCTCGGCGCTCGCGTGGGCGCTGGCGGCCGAGCTCGCCGGCCCGCTTGAGGTGGACGCGGATCTGCAGAAGATGGCGACGCAGATGTCGATCCG